ATACCATAGCTGCTTGTTAGTGATACACAAGGCGACTTTGCCCCTCATAACCGTTGCCATAACCAAGTTGAGCAGTAACTTCTCTGCAGGCCTCGACAGCTCCAGACCTCCGTTGGAAATGAAACCAATTAGGAGTCTGGCTGTCTCCAGCAGATCAGCATTGTCAACCTCGCCACTTGGATGCGTTCTGGCCTTTGCAAGCGCTTGCATCATCACAACACCTCCTTCTCGAAAAATTTACCGCGGTTGCGAAACTGGGTTTTTTCATCCCCTGCCCCCAGGGAGTGTGTTTTCCTCTGCAGATTTCTTTTCACTTTTTTCTTCTCCTTGCGTTGCGCAGCCGAAGGCTTGCGGAAGCGACGCTTTTCTCGACTTTCTTTATTTTTTGGTTTAGGAAATAGAATATTACGAACGTAGTGAGTAATATTCTATTAACTAAACTATAAACATAAAGATATAGGAGAGAAAAAGATAGGTGCATAGTTATGCACCAACCCCTCCTACTCATCGCCATCTTTTGCCATCATATACCCTACAAAGTGAGGCCACAAAACAAGGAGTACCAACAGGCTTGCTAATATTCCTCTTACTTCCATATCAAGTACACCATCCTTCACCATTGCATGAAGTATTCCGGCGGCAAATCCAAAACCAATCATCCAAATAAGAATCATCAACAGTAATATCATTAACTCCCTCCTACACTTTTTTCTTGACATATAACATTTATCTTGCTATCTTTCATATAGCGCTTGCAGGACCACGGGTTCAGGGTTTTTTTGGGATTCCCTCCTTCTGCATGGTAAAAAGACTTCCCTAGCAACCATGAAGAAAAACCCGGCCACCCACCCACAAAGGCAGCAGGAAGATCGCCCTCCACCTGCTGCCTTTCTCATTTTACCAACCTTGCTAAACTGAAATTGTTCAAGACTGAATCAATTGACCCAAACGTCTCCAACACTGTGTTCAACATCTCAACCTCGAATGCTATGGCATCAGAGCGTTTGGAAAACGGAAGGTTAACCCGGTGCTCTTTATCACCCGAGTCTTTTAACCACACATACCACGCCTGAGAGTCCTCATCCCATCTTACATTTGTGGCTCTTTCTAGACTCATTGTCTCCAGTGGCACTGCTTCCTTGAGTGCATCATCATACACAGCTACCAAGTCTCCATTTGGGGTCACAACGATAGTCTGCTCCATGATCACACTCCTATCTTTATCCCGTCTGTGGCAGTCTCATAGAACTCCGGCTTCTTCCTCTCTTTGATAACATCATTACCAATCAGCTCCAAGGTCTTCTTGATAAAATCCTTACACTCTCCTCCCTTGAAGCCCATAGCATCTATCTCAACACCACTCCCATCCGGAGCAATTACGATCTCAACTTCTTTCATGATACCCTCCTGCCTATGCTGAAATTTTCATTACTATGCTTCCATCAGGCCTTTCTTGGCACAGGTTTACCATTCCACCAGACCTTGCCACACCTTTCCTTACGGCCCCGACTGCGTAATCTCGCATCAACTTTCCGCCATTTTGACCGAGCCGTCTGGTTAGTGGGTTATAATAAGAATCGTTGTCCATTACCAACCTGAACCCACCGCCCTGCTTGGTCAAGTACCAATGGCCACCACTTTGGGGATCGTACAGGTCATGTGAGGCTTTGCATCCAGCTATGACTGGAGCATCTTTTTCATTCAACTCTGTCATCTGAATCCCATACTTTTCACACGCTGTCTTAAACACCTCAAAGTCTGTAATTGCTACTCCTGCTTTCATCCAGAACGACATTTCTAACCTCCTTTTCTAATTCTTATTCGTCTTACACCCTTTCTCATCTCAGACGTATCCACCTTAATCAGCTTTCTTGCTACCTCTATCGGAAGCCTCTGTGTTTTTACAAACTGTCGTGATCTACAGTCTTCGTTGAGAAGTGAAAGGACTTCCTTCTTCTTCAAGAGAGTCATCACTCCCTTGAAGTAGTACCCTGAAGTGTCTCCTGAGAAGGGAACTACCTTCACCGACGGGGCCGGTGGCTCCATAAGCTTGAAATAAAATGAGCAGAATCGCTTTGGGGCACCGAATCCTTGGTCTGCGATAAAGATCTTCAAGACTAATCCAGGCCTCAGCGATACATAATGGAATGCCTTCCCCCCCTTCTGCACCAGCCCAATCTGGATAAGCTGGTACAGCGGAACCTCCTTACCACCCACTACACCAAACAGCAAGAACTTCTCAAGCTGATGGGTCTGTGGCTTGTAGACCCCACCATTATACTCAAAATCCCATGCCACTTACTCACCTCCTTTCTATTTTTCTATTTTGTTGATAGGATAGTATCAAAGAGAAATTGTTTTGTCAAGAAAAAAATCCCCTACTAGCTGCAACTACCTGATAACTCTACGAAAATGACATACAGAATCCTGCCTAGATTTTTGCAAGCGCTTGCAACCACACCTAGTCTTTGTCAACACACCTACTTTTTGGCACATTTCTTGCCTAGCGCACAGGCCACTTCTAAGTTTCGATCTGCTGCATTGGTTTTTGGCACGTTTCTTGACGGTATCTACGTATCTGGAGTTAATCAGCTTTGCTATTGGTGAATAGTATTATAAGGGATGGTCCCTTATAATTGATTACTGAGCTTTTACTTTTGCAGTTTGTAAGTTATTGGATCAGATTGGTTTTCGAGTAAGACGACTCCTTAATTAAATATAATTATATATAATTTTCTTCGTCAATTCAGCCTTCTGACGACTCTGCGGTGCAGACCCTCTACAGTGGTCATACGGTAACTTTACATTATATCCAATTTTTCTAGCAGCACTGGGAGTGTACGGCACAGTTCTTGCCTGGATCAGCATATCTGCCCTAATCAGTATGAATAGTATTATAAGGGGTATCCCGTTTTAATGGATTACTGAGCTTTTACGGAAGCAGTTTATAAATTATTGAATCAGTTATGTTTTCCGTTGGAACTGCCCTTTAATTATATATAATTATATATAATTTTCTTTGTCAATAGATGAGATCTGCACACTCAATAGGCCTGCACCCTTACAGTGCACATACTAACACTTCCAGCACTCAGGTAGTACGGCACGTTTCTTGCCTGGAGTTCTTATTCTATGTCTCCATCCTCTTCCTGGTCCAGAGAGGAATCGTCTGCTAGATCGTCAACCGGAAAAAGCTCATCAAGCTCCATCCTCCGTCGCTCATCCTCCGGCAGGTCTTTCTTTGGCTGGTAGCCATGGGGAGACAGGGCCTCATCAAGATCAGGATAACTCACTCCTCTGTTGTAACCACTCTTTCCGTACATACTCTCATCCTCCTTTCTTCTCCACTGTGAATAACATACTGCTGCTCTCTGCTTGGCGTCTGGGAACTCCGACACCATGACATCATCTCCCATGCATCGAGAGATGAAGTCCTTTTCTGACTCACCCGATCTCGGCTTAGGAATCGGCATCCTCTCACCTCCTCATTTACCCCTGAACTCATCCGTGGAGAGGTCACAAAGTTTAGCGGGTCCTTCCTCTGCCCCCACCGCGACCTCTGCCGTTTCCGAGTCCAGGGCCTCCAAGCCTACAGGGGCCTCTGTTACGGCCCAATCGTTGTCCTCCGGGCATACCTCGCCCCCTCCCTCTCCCGTCTCTGGGCCTTGGTGGTTGTCTTAGTCTTGGTGCCATGGCAAAACACCCTCTTTTATTGTTTATTCATAGACAGTTTACAACTTTCTTCTCTTCTTTGGGAATCTGTAGGCCGGAAGCTTCTTGAACTTGCTCACCGACATCCCCATCCTCTTGAGAAATTTCTTCAACTGCTTGTCTGTCATCTGCAGATCATCTACTTGTTTTGTCCAGTCTGCGTTATGCAGAAACTTATCCACTTCTAACGCCATCTCAACACCTCTCTTCCTACTCCAGCTTCGATGCTCCCTGGATTAGTGGAAGGATCTTGCCAACTATTACCTCTGATCTAAGATCACGAAATAAATTATATGGCACTTCAAGGAGCTTGCTCTCTACCAGTTCTGTCCACTTAGAAAAAAACTCCGGATTTCTTGCTGCAAATAGTTTTGCTACTTCTGCAGGACTCTTTGCCATCTCTGCAGCAAGGTTCGTCATTATGTAAGCTACATTATCTGCATACCACGTCTCTGTAGTGGCCAATACTACGGCCTCGTACTCTCTAAGGCAACCAAACCCGGTCATTGGACAGGACAACACTCTCTCTGCTGGAATCTCGACGAACATAGTTACTGCTACTGGATGATACTCATTTGGCTCTGCAAAAGCAACAGCAGTAGTCGGATCAGCACTAAAACTTGACATCGGCTGCATCCTTATGTCTGTCGTTTTCACGAAGTTTGTACCCTCACTGGCTAATGTTAGATTACCTGCCTCTTTCTCTTCAAGGATCATTCCTCTAAACAGACGCAGCTTCTTTATTCCCCGTTTCCCCAAGTATTCCTGTGTCTCGTTGTACATCTCTCTTAGGAACAAGCGTAGTGCCTCTCCATGCTCAGCATAGAACAGCTCTGCTGCTTCTACAGCGCTTTCATTCCACCACACTGATGCTCCCTTTAGCCCAAATTCCTCTTTGGCAGCAAGTTGCAGTGCAAGTGCAAGCCTGCTATCGTCTCCGCTTGTAGCAGCCCATTGTGCCACTAAATCGCTGCATGCGAGATCATGATCAGCCACATCCAAAACTTCTTTTCCATAGGTTCGTTTCACATAATTTTCCCATGACTTCGACTTTAGCTTTTGCATCCTTGTGCTCAGATTCTTTGCTACCATTGCCTTGGCCCGGCGTGCGTCATCAGCGTCAACAAATTCTCCGTCTTTTGTAAAAGCACTTATCTCTTCCGCCATACTCTCCACAGTCTTTTCTACACCCCCGCGCGGTACTTCTGCGGGAACAAGATCTAACGCTTCCCTTCCAGTACGTATTCTTGGTATTCTAGACTCGTCTCTGCTAGTGACTTCTCTCTTCCATAGCATTGCTACATCACATCGACATCGCGGGTGCAGTGGAGGGCTGTAACCAAAATTTCTAATCTCCTCCGGACTCTTGTTGTCTAGATCTTTTTCTCTAGGAAACGGAAACAGGCGCATGGCCTCTGATGGGTCTGGGTCTTTTCCGTTCCCAATTTCCATATAATCCATATACCTATCTATTGCCTTCTTTACCGAAAAGTGCCTCCCGTCCATCCTCTGACACACAGGGCATGTCCTTCTATCTCTCTCAGCAACGATCTGATACTCCACTACCTGATACATGCTCGCTTGAATCAATCCTGTTAATGTCCACACTCTCCCAACATGGACATCTGACACGTTCTCAAAATATGACCGTGGCATTGCAGTAGCAATATATTCAATTCTTCCCTTCAGCACTGCCTTGTCAATAAGCCGTCTTTCAGGGCTCTGTTCCACGATCTCCACCAGTCTCTGGACTTCTGGGTGCAGTATCCGTCCCGGATAGGACTTCACAAATGCCCCAATATGATTAGAAGTAGCCTCCGCTACCCATGCTGAGAACAACTCCTCTGTCAATTTGACACTCTTCTCTGTTTTTAAGGCCTTCTTCCTTCTCTCCTCAAAGAGCTCTCTGGCTCCAGTCGCAGTATCCAACAGAATTGGGATGATCAGTGGTCTTGCACTAAACCACGTCTTTTCTCCAACGTCCGCGTACTTGTCAAATACCTTTTTTATCCTCTCACGGTCAACAGAAATATTTCCTCTCATATCAAAGGACCTGACTATCTCTTTAGTAAACTTTTCTCCACCCTGCTCCTTCCAAGTCTTGGCCAACACCTTTTCTGCCATCTTTGAGTAAGGCCCCCATAGATACACAGAAGCATCCCGCTTTAGGACGTTGAACACCTCTTCCAGTAGCGGAACCATCCGCACGTACCCGGTAAGGACAAGGAAGGCCAGGTCGAAGGAATCCAGCTCTGCTAGGTCTTCGACACTTGGAAGCTTCTTACAAAGATGACTCATAATCACACCTGTTTATCATCTCTATGGCATTCTGAAGGCCTACAAGCATCTTGTACATCTCCTTCTCTGTCTCAGAAAACATATCACTCTTTAGGACCTTCTCCGTGGCCGATGGAATTAGCAGGTTTTTCCTCTCCAGTTGCTGTTTAGCGGCTATGATAGCCGGCTCTGCTATATCATCCAGCCCTTTCAGTCTTCCAGTCTTCAGGAGACCTTCAACTATCATGATCGGGTAATCTGCCCACGGTGCATCAAACTTACTCATCTCCAGTCCAAAAGCTGCATTAGCCTGTTCAATGGCATGGTTGATAGTCAGGGCTCCGGTCTTAGCAAAAGTCTCCACTCCCCTCCTCCTCTCATCCGCACCAACTATCTGTGGACCTTTTGTCTTGTACTTCCACAGCCGTATCCCCAACTCCTTCTGGATGACAAACTTGTTAAACTTCTCATCAAAATCCAGTCTCTCAGGAATGAACACCTGCTCCTCAGCAATCGTCTGAGCTGCACGAGCGGTGGCAAGGGTAAAGGTCTCAGTCGCACCTATATACAAAGGAGGAAGTCTGAACCTGTGCCTCACATCCCTCTTTGCAGCATCTAGATACTTTGAAAACATCTGATCCTCTTTTCTATACTCTGCCAGATTCTTCAGTTCTAGCTTAGCGGACCCTCCTCTTTCTTCCAACCCGATAGACTCTCCTGTGGACTCAATGATTGCAATCCTGTTCCAGTTGGCCACCCCCCTCATTCCCCGGACTAGGTTTTGCAGATCCTCCAGGGACTCATCGGTCAGTACTCCTCCTGATACCATGATGGCAAGTGGGGGAATCCCCTGGTTGTCAAACAAGTCATAATTCACGTACTGGGCACTTCTCCTTCCCATCACCTGGAGCACTGCTCCTATCCACCTCGGTAGCCCATAACTGGACCCTCCGAATGAATTCTTCAAGTGCCAAAGCTCAGACGCTACCACTCTAGGACGTCTGGATCGTTTGCCGCTACTTTTTTCTTCGACGAAATCACCAGTCTCCGCATCCATCAGTCGCGGATCACCAAACTCTTTGAACCACCTGAGCTTCTTTCCAGAAGATGAAATCTGCACAAACTTCCGAAAGTATTTCTTCACTTTGATGGAGACCAGCTTCCCACCTCTTGGAACCGTCACTGTAACAGTCACTGGTGTCTTGTCCACCCTGCATAGCCGTATCTTCGAGAAGTTGACCGGATACATCATAGCAATCTCACCTTTTCTGTTTCTGACTATCTCAAAGGCTCCATTGCCGAGTACCTCCAGGTCCTCTCTGACACTCTTTCTTGCTGTTGTGATAGACTGTTCCTCATTTACATTGTCAAGAAACTCTGTAGCTTTCTCAAGCTCCTTTATGGCCTGGGGTGCGTTTTTCTCTTTGACATCATCTCCAAGGAACACCATCTGGTACCCAAACCCATCCACGTTATTCTGCATTGCTTCCACACAGCTCTGCAAAATATCACTCTCTTCATAGATTGTATAAAGCGCCGAGAACGAATAGGGCGGCCTCAATATTCCGTGCTTATTATAGTAAACTTCAAACTCATCAGTCTCTTCTGGAACTTGCCTCTTATACAACGGCTCTCCAGCCTCCTCCTTCAACACATTTGCCAGATTCCAGAGAATTGCCCTTCTGCTTGCTTTCCTTACATCGTCTTTTTTTGCCATCGTCTTATCCCCCTATAGGTCTAGCTCTTCCATCTCTGCCAGGTTATAACCTACCTTAACTTCTGCAACTAGAGGAACCAAAGGCTTCACTCCAAAAAGCTCCTCTAGTGGCGGGTTCTCCATAAATTCTTTGATTATTCGTGCCCTATCCTCAACATATCCATCATCTGGTGACTCAAACACATTTTCATCATGAACGAATAGTATAGGCATACACTCCGTTATGTCAAACGGCTTCTTTTCTACAATCGCGTTCATGGCTAGCAGAGTTGCATCAGAGCTGATGCTTTGAATGGGATGGTTAATAGCCTGCCTTTCTGCCTCAAGTCTAAGCCATTTATTTTCGGAGTTGATCTCCGGGAGCCTTCTCCTTCTTCCAAGCGGACTCTCCACATACCCATTCCTTCTGCAGAACTCAACTATGTTCTTATGGTACTCCTTCAGCTTAAAGTACTTAGAGAAGAAAATCATTACCCATGAATTCGCCTCATCCCATGATAGGTCTAGTCCATACTCCATTTTTGCGTACTTGATAAACCCCCCTACTGTCATGCCGTACAGCAGCCCAAAATTCACGGCCTTAGCAGACCTTCTCAACGAGCTTTTCTTGGCATCGTCCAGCCTGTCCCAATTCCCACTGTACAACGCTTGTGCAGTAGCTGTGTGAATATCAACCTTCCCATCTCGAAAGATCTTGATCATTGCTGGGTCTCTCGATATGTGTGCTGCCCATCTCAACTCAGATTGGCTTGCATCTGCTGCCAGCAGCACCTTTCCCTTGGGGGCAGCTATGAGTCTTCTTATCTTCGAGGCCTCCTTTGATCTTTTTGGATTGTTCTGCATGTTAGGATCACTAGAATTACCTGTAATTCCAACCACTCCCCCCTGCCGCACTATCCACGTTCCACACGCTGTCTCTGGACACCATACAAAGGCCTCTTTGAAAGGCTCGATCCAACGTGGAATCTTTCTTCTGACACTGGACATCTCTATGTCCATGAAAGGCTTCCTTGACCTTGTTTCTCTCCTCCTGTAAATCATCGACTGCCCCACCAATATCGACAGGGCCATGAAGAGATCTCCAACATACGGATTGTTCACATTCGGTTCTACGGGGCACCCAAATCTGTAGTAAGCACCACCTCCACCATACCTCCTTGTACTACCATCTGCCTCCATCATCACTTCCCACATGCCAATAAGAGCATCTCTACTTAAATTACATATGTACTCTACAGGGTCGTGCAAAAGAAACCTGCGCCATCTCCAGTCAAATTCGTCTACACCTACCAGGAAGTAGGACCTTCCATCACGATAATCTGTTTCACTCACCCGTACAGTGCCCTCTACTGTCTTTTTGAACCTTTCTATACTGCTTTCTTTCTTGAGAAAGATCTGCATATAAAACCTACCGGAACTTGTAGTCTTTACACACCCGTCTGTCAGCCCCCACCCTATTAGTTCAGCAGTCGTTCTGTCACTATCCCAACCAGAATTTGCTGCAGACCCGGCTCCTAGCACTAGCTCAAAAGCTCCACCACCCTGCCCATGTCTTCCCAGATCACACGCCCTCACAAATCCCGTCACCCTTCCGTTGGTGACAACCCACCTGTGATCCGGAGTACATTCTATACCTACTTCTCGCGTCCTTCCATGCTTGTACACCATCTTTCCCACTAACCCTCTTCCTGTATGAATGTCTAACAACTCAGTTCTTACCAGCCTTCTCCTTTGAGGGTCAAAGCCTATCACTGTTTCTCCTACTTCTAACTCCCTCCACTTCTTCCACCCAGATACGGTGAGAATCTCTGCATCCTCTGTTACGCAAGCTACTCTCCCAGTAGTAGCCGTAGCTAGTGAAAACTTTGTATGTATTCTTCCATCACTCTTCACCCATTTCCTAAAGCCGTTCAAGTACCTTGTAGACAACGTGTTCAATACAGACCAATGATTATAAGCCTCCAAAAACGTTCTCGCCTTAGCAGGTAGTTTTCCATCCAACAGTGTGCTTCGTACTGTCTTGTCAACACTGGGACCTGTCTTCGACTGTTTGACTGGCTTTAGCCCAAAACCATCTTTGGAAAAAAGAATGTCCCGAACGAAATCACCACGTGTGAATTTAAGTCCCAGCTCCTTATGCTTCTCTACTACCTTCTTTGGGACTACTCTCATAGCTGTAGCTATCTCTTCTTCCATCATTTCAGTGACTTCAGCTTGTACGTTCGGCAACTGTCCCATATCTATCCAGGCCCCATTGCTTTCCATTAACCCCAGAGACCGCAGCGTGGGCATTGTAAACCTGACCAGGTAGTTGGCTAGTCGTCTGTTGCCATCCCTACTCAAGTGCTTCTTGATTTTGACTGCTACTCTTCTCGTCACATCTGCATCAGCCACTGCATACTTCATCAGCTCTTCCTTTGGAACTGACAACATATCCCATTTATTGTACTTGCTGCCAAATTCTGAGTTGTAGTCACTCGAATAGTCCGTCAGCATCTTTTGCAGCATCTCTAGCGAGGGCTTCTTGAACACGTTCTCGTCAATCAGGTTGGCTGCTGCCTGAACATCCATTGTGTATCCACGTATCACTGGCATCGGTCTGTCTATCTTCTTCGCTAGCCATTCTATTGCATGAACATCAAAGTTTCCATTCATCATATACTTCTTTATCGACTTTCTCTCAAGCAGCTCCCACAGCTCATCCACCTTCTGATCAAAATTATCACAACGTCTAACTCCGACCGGCTTCTCTACTATCTTCCTCTTTCCCTTCTCTTTTCTCTTGACCCTTATCGTAAAGTCCGCCTCGTCCTCACTACACTCTTCAAACAGAAACACCTGGTACCCAACCCCCTTGGCGTACGACACCGAGTACGAAATCATCACAAAATTCTCGTCCATCCAGTCCAACCCCTGGGTCTCCGTATCAAACCCCACTGACTTTACATTTGCATCCAGAAGCTTTTTGATAGACTGGACCGTCTCGTATCTTACATTCTTCTCATCTTCTGTGCCCGGTGGAGAGTACCCATTTTTAATAAATGATACGACAGCTTTAACATCCTGCCTCAGTACAGGAAGCAATCCTCGATTTCTCAGGATGTATGCGGGATGGAAGGTAGGCATTATCCAACAATTAAACTCCTCTGACCAGATCCACTTTCCTCTTGCCTTCGTAATTCCAGTCCGTCTTGTTAGCTGTCGTAGGGCAAAATCCCCACATGCTATTATACACTTTGGCCCCACTGCCCTTACTGCCCTTACCACTTTCTTTCTACAGCACTCTAGGACAGCCCTAATCTCCCTATCGGCCATATTGGACTTATCAATCCTGCACCTCGCAGAGTTCATAATAAAAAGGGACTTCCAATCGAGTCCCACTTTCCTACACACCCGCTTAGATAAAACCCCAGCGTCCCCAACGAATGGCTTGCACTCCTTCTCCTCAGTCGCCCCAGGGGACTCTCCAAACCATATTACGTCAGCATTTGTATTTCCGCTATAAGGAACCTCCTTGCCACTCAAGAATAATGGGCATTCACTAATCTTGCACTTCTTGCTCATCTTCTTTACCATTCTCTATCCCCCTAGCAATACTCAGGGCCTCTCTTTTCACCTGGGCTATGACCCCTATGAGTCCCTTTCCAAAATACCTAGTCTTCCCAGATCCCACCCTAACAATCATGGGAAACTCTTCCTTGCCAGACATCGGAAGATAAAACACACATCCTTTGTAGTGCTTTCTGCAAAAATCAACATACATTGACTTTACACACGACGTCACCTCAGAGACATCCTTGTAGTTCCACTTGTCACTTCCCTTAAACCACAACACATCGTCCACTCCTACACGAGGGACTTGCCACAACATCTCGTCACACCTCTTAAACTCGTCTATGTGGTCTATTATCCAAGTCAGTCTCTTCTTGACCAGGGCCTTTACCTCATCACTTGCCTTCTCTGCCCTAGTCCAATCCGGGACTTTTGAGACGTACAAGATCACCTCTCTATTGCTAATCCACCTAGTCTTCTTAAAATAACCATACACCCATCCTGTAGTACGTCTCTTAATTATAAGCTCCCACGGCTTCAGCCTCTTTTTTGCCGGAATCCCTGTCTCCAGCACCTCCAACTTCTTAACCAATGCCTTGGCTATCCGCATCCCCTCCTCTGTGAGAGTACCGTCCCTCTCTACCAGTCCCTGATCGACTAACACGCCTGCTGATTCTGGAGCCGGAAACAAGCTTCTGTTGAACAGGTCTATTTTTCCGGCATCAAGGTCCACACTTCGCAGTGGAAGTATATCCGCTAATGCTAGCATCTCTTGCCTCCTATACTATAAGTTTAGTATATAATAACGTTTATTTTTTGTCAAGTTTTTAATGAGAGTCCAGCCTGGACTTTAGCAACCTACCAGTTTCTTCGGCTGCCTCTATGGCCCTGTCCACTTCCTCCTCTGTCATCTGATCCACTCTTGCTATGGTCTGCATGACAGTAATAGCCAGATCAGATAGGAGTTTTACCAACAAAACTGTGTCAGATCCCATGATCTCTACCTCCTTTTATTAAATATGGGAAACAAAGCATCAATCAATTTATTCTTTACCTCCAGGTAGCGATCTGCTGCGTCTCCCGGATCAGCGTCGGCACGAACAAGACTGCCCCATAGCTCTAATGCCGCGTCTGCCTCTCTGAAAAGTGGGTCTATCCTCCTCTTCCACTGCTCCTGTACTTCTTTTGTGGCGCTATCATAGTATCTCAGATACTGTCTCAACAGCGTGTTGAACTCTATCCTTGCCTTCAGGTAGGCCGTCTTCGGGGTATCCTGCCCCATATTCCCAGAAGTAGCGCAGCCCTGCAATGCAACGGCAAACAGCACTATGGTAATCAACAAAAAAAGGAAAACTCTCTTCTCTCTCAACTTAACCACCTCCTTTACTTCTTTTCCTTCATGGTCTTCACAGTGGCCTCGATTTTGGTCTCTATTAATTGCTCCAAGTTACCAACAGCCTTATCAAGGGCCTTCTTTGCGCTCGGTGCTAGGATCTTATCCACCTTATCTATTGCTGCTCTTTTAATCCGAGCCTGCTCTTCCATACTCAGCTTTCCGTCACTCAGCATCGGACGCACAGTCTGCTCCATCTCATTCACTACATCCTGCACAGCATCTGTGAGGAGTCCGAGGGCTCCACTAATCTCGTCATTCTTTATCTTTGTATTCAGCCACTGTATCACAAACTTCAGTCCAACACTTACCAGCGCTGCAATTAGTGCCAGCAATGCCGGTAAAACAATTCCCAAAATCTGTTGCATGAAAGGTGTTGTCTGTTCCATTTTCTTTCTCCTCCTATCTATCTATGGTTTTTAAGAAAGGGTCTACAAAAAACAACTTGTCCCTCGACCTTCCGAAAAAAGGCCTTACTTTAATATAAGCATTCTGCCTGATGGCATCAGCCCTACTACGCACTGCCCTTCCTCCTCCTGAAGCTCCTACAGACAGTCTCTCATTGATGCATACCTCCACATGCCGCATCTTGCCAGTCTTGCTGCTTTTCCAAAACACTAGGCATCCTCCGTACGGACTTCCTACCTCACAGCCAGCAGATTTGAACATGTGATACAGCCCGTCTGCTGTCCAGTCTCCGCTGTAAGGAAGGACTCCAACTGACTTCAAACACTCTATCACTAATCCGCTGCAGTCAAACCCGGCTATTGGGTCGTCTCCTCCCCAAGCATAAGGAGTTCCAAGATGGCTCATGGCTATCTTTACCATAAGCTCTCTATCACTCTTTCCCAGCAGTCCCATTATTCTACCTCCTTCCTTCTTTCTGTAAAGGCCATCATCAGTTCATCTAATCGCTTTATCATGTTTCTTACATGCTCCCTCAAATCTTCTAGCTCTTTTATTTTTAACACCATCCCTACTAACAGGCTATCGTATGCCCTATCCATTACCTTTGCCTTAGTAATCAAGTGACGTACTTCGTCACAAAAAGCGTCATAGTCCGGTCTTGTTAGGATGATTCGTCTTCTATCTTCTTCGTTCCTCTCCATTGCTTAAGCCACTCCTCCAATGAAATCTTTTGCTTCGACCTTAGCATCTTGCGCCTAGCATGACACCTTTCAAGGACATCGTTGTACATCTGCATCAGTATTCTTTTACTACCCTTCTTTCGGCCCTCTACGAACCTCAGCGCCATCTCCTTTCCACCAGCACAATATATTGCTATAAGACGGTTCCTCGTGTAGTCATTCCAATTCCAAGAGTAACCCCTTCTTGCTCCATGGTGACACAACGGGTGTCCTGGCATAATCCACTTCTTCTTCCCAAGAATCGAGAGTACAAAATTCACATAATTCTCACCCCCTCCATAAACTCCAAGCTCTTCTGGCCATCCTCCAATCTCGTCGAACAGCTCTCTTGTCATCATCATCCCGCACGTGCTCATGCACGGTACCTCAAACGGCCTTCCATTATTCTCGTCCCGATAGGAAGAAAAGGAGTAGTGAACCTCGCCCTTGGCTACGTCCTCTACCAACTTGTAGATCAGTCTCCTCGACTCAAGAATGTGGTAAGTAAGTGGGAGATGAATAGTACCCTCCAACGCCTTGTAACTCGACCTGTACAGGGTATACATCTTGTATAAAGCATCCCTTGCTACTATGCAGTGTCCATCACAGAACCATAAGAACTTCCCGGTGGAGTGTGCCACCCCATAATTCTTACACTGCCAGTGCGATAGCTTCTTGTCATAGTGCAGATATTTTAGCCATGGCCACAGTCCCTGCTTGGACTCTATCATAGCAGCACTTCCATCTTCCTCTCTCCCTTGCTCTGCCAAGTCCCTGCACCAGTTATTAATGGCAATGATCTCAAAATCAACCCTATCCCTCAACTCCTCAGCTATGTTTCTGATGGTAAACTCAATTTGCGGATTCTCATTAACATACGGAATTATCACACTTAGCTCTGCCATATCCTACATAAACCCCCTTAAAGTCAGTAACATTTTCTTAAACTCCACAAAACCAAGAATCACAAAAGGATCTTGTGTAATCTCCATCATTTTTTCAATTTTGATAGACGCAAAGTGAATAATCGGAGCCTGGTGCAGCTTAACTGCTGCCTTCCTCTCCAAGGCTATCTTCTCTACCATCCTCAAGAAGCCTTCACTCTTTTTGATGTGACCATAATAATCTATGGCAAACACCTCGTCACTCTTTACCCTCAAACCAACAAAGGACCCAAACCTAGTCCCAGCCAGCTTTCCCATTCTCACTGGGACCATCTGTATCTTTCCGAGTGCTCCAGTCTTTACGCCTTTCTCTACTACCTGCTGCTCAAACTCCTTTATGTACAGCTTCCAGTCCATTCTATCTTCCAAACCTAACTGTCACATCTGGATACGCATTAACCTTCTGTATCAGGCTGTGGTATGTACTCTCCAGAAGCTCCCTCAACTGCTTTCTGATCGAATCATAGGATGTCGCCCTCTTTCTTAATGGCAACCACTTTACCTTCCTTCCAAGAAATGCTTCCACTATTCCCATCTTCTGGATCTTATCCAACGCCTCATACCGTAGGCACAACACATCTCCACCAGTTCTGTTGGACGTCCACGTGTCAAACATTTTCTCATAATGAAACTCATCTCGTAAGCGCAGATCAACCAGTGTTATCGCTCTGAAACACCCACAGTTAGCAGCGTGGACATGATCCATTCTGGTTCTTATTGTGGAGGCTACAGCTAAGACAGGATCTCCAAACATAAAAATCGTCTTTCCTCCACTCTCTACATGCTTCCTCACTCTCGGCTCCCATGGGTCTCCAAAGCCATCCGGTGGGGCTAGACTATGCGCCTTCATGATAGGCAACCTCTCCAAAGCAGCTCCCTTCGGGGAGCTTGACCCTTGCGGAAGTCCTGCCAAACTTCTGAACACATACGTGGTTCCACACCTCGGAATACCCGCTACCAGTACCTCTTTTTGGCTCATCCACGCCTCCTCGCTATGATCTTCTGACCGAACCACCAGTCTCTCTCTACAGTTTCAATTACCTCGAATCCAACATCACCAACCATCCTCACTACGTCTTTCATATAGAAATTGTGCTTGTGCCACTTTGGCATAGACTCTTTTCTCCACGGCACATAGTATGGGTGGGGAAGGTAGAGATACAAAACCCCTCCGGGCTTCAGAATCCTAGCCCATTCTTTAAGCGCCAATGTCGGAGAATCCAAATGCTCAAGACAATGTGACGAGAAAACAAAGTCCAGACTGCTATCCGGCTCTCCTATACAGTAAGCGTCCTCTTCAGGCCCTTCATCAATCTGCCTCGCACCCTTCAGTGGCCATCTTCCAGCACCTACATCAACACCTTTGCCTTTGCACCACCTTAGAGCATCCTGCTCTATAAACTGCTTAGCATTACCCCTTGTCAGTTCAGCAATCTTGTTCAATCCTTCCACTAGTCTCAGGACCTGCTCGACTGTTATCTCCTTCATGCACAACTTCTCTATGTCATTCCTGCATGGCCTTGGGTCATAACAGTAGGAACACCACTTCTCATTACAAACGTTGATCTGGTCTTCATAACCATTCCACTCTGGCTTTGCAAAACCTCCGTAAATCACTATTGCTGGAGTCCCCACAGCCTTAGCAATGTGGGAAATCCCTCCTTCTGCACACACTACTGCCTTGTACCCGGCGATCAATCTAACCAGATCGACTACCGTTCTAACTTTCGGGATTGGCCTTAAATAGTCTGGATCAGTTCTTACTAGCTCATGAAACTTTGGCCAGACCTTCTTGGCGTGCCAATGCCCCTTGTGTATAACCTGCACGCCTACCACGTCAGACCTTCTTTCTGGCAGACCTTTTAAGTAGATTTGTGGCTTCAGCTCCGGTGGTTCCAGCTCCAGCCCATAAGCCTTTGAGACTATTTCCCAATCTGAGACAATGTGGTGCTTTTCTGGCCACTTTGCATGAATTGGATCTGGGTAGCCCAAAAACACCCCCTCTTTCCTCGTTCCCACAACGTCCACGAACGGGTTCCCATCTAGCAGCTGTGGGTAGTTGGTGTTGACTATAACCTTCGCCTTTGGATATGCCTCCTTAATCCTTTGAAGGGTGGGAGTTACAAACAATAGGTCCCCGATTCCATTAAAGCTCTTGATAACTACATCCATGTGTCTCTCGCCTCTACCATTATTGGCTCATAGTAGTTAAGGTAGATGGAATCCCAATTATACTTTTTTCTCATGAAAGTCTTGCTCATTATAGCATTATCATTCCTGAGCTGGCTAATTATCAATGTTGCTACATCGTGAAGATATTTCTTTTCATCGGCTGGGTGGAAGGCGTTATGAAAGCTTCCGAAATCCACATACAGTCCAGTAAACCCATTTACTTCCAACTGCATCATCAGCGACCTATTCAGTACTAATAGCACCCCACCCGACAGTGCAGCTTCAGGCGATACTAATCCAAAACTCTCCTCTCTCGTTGGGAAAATGAACAGGTTGGAGCACTGCCACAGCTCTCTGAGCATCCTTCTCGGTATCCCGGTTCCATACTTTTCGTAGTCCCACCTGGATGTGAACATGAACTCCTCACCGACTTTCAAGCCGTTTCTTCTTGCTACCTTCTCATAATATTCCACATTCTGCCTTGGCTGCCTCCCAGTCGCCCACTGATCTGCCACCAGCAGTGACACAGAGAGCCCCCTCCTCTTTAGCTCAGAGAATATGCAAATCACCTCCTTGACCCCTTTGGCATGAAGCCTGTCCGCAGAGGCCGGATACACCTGTACTACATCTGCCTGCATAATAGATGGGAAGTCATCAATGAGTCGGCACGTCTCTTCTCCAAAATCGAACCAGCTTCTCATGTCCTTGATGTGGGGAATGACTTTGACCCACTCGGGCATCGCTCTGAACTGCTCTGCTACTCTTATCCGATCAGTTTTGTTAGGAAAGACTATCCTGTGCATTGGGCCATAGGATCTGATATTCCACCAATCCAGTAACAGTGACGGAACGCTGTGTATCCAATGAAGCCATCTTAGCTTTGGATTCTGCTCAACAAGCTTCTGCGAAGCTTCTTTGATGGCCACGGAGTACGGCAGGTTCCATCCTGTAAAAATCCAATCATGGGTAAAAGCAAAGTCGTAATCCTTCAGCTCCTCTTGGAGCATAGCTGCCACTTGGTGGGCCATCATCTTGTGATCAGCACTAAGATCATTAATGCTTCTGTAGTCCTTCAAATTTTTTGCAAGAACCTTCTTCTCAATAATGGCTTCTTTTGGTGGGTCGTACTTATCATTGAAGTGGTCAGTCACAAAAATGTGTACCTCGTGGCCGAACCTATTCAACATCCTTGCCTGATCTGTTACTATTCCTGTAAGTGAGTATCCTGGATGGAATTCTGCGAAGTTCGTAAGAATTGCTACTTTTGACATGATCTCCTCCTTTCACTGACAATTCCGAAGTATCGGTTGTCATTTTGAAATTATACGCCTACAAATTAAATAGCAGCGCAACTCCCCTTTGTCAACCAGTTGATACAAAAGTATTCGTCATGAATCTCAGTACTACCTTAAATCAGTCACGAAGTTCACAAGGTACAACACCGAAGAATCGTATGCAACAAACTCCAACAGGTCTACAGCACCAGCAGTAGCTGTCAGTGTAGGAGCCGTGCCGCCAGAAAACTTGTAGTTCGTGTCAAAGGCCAAAGTCCGACCTCCAGTCCCATCCTGTATTACCTTCAGGACGTACCTCGACCCTGGTCTGACGTTCGTGGGGTTGGCCAGGGTCCGATTTCCCCCTAGAGTGATGTAAGCAAAGCCACCGGACGACATATCCCAATTAATAGTCGCCGCGTCCGTCAGCTCCTGCATATTCTGGCTAAACTGGTCACTGCTCAGGGTGCCCTGAACATCCAGATCTCCCAACACTGTATCCCCAGACTTCTTAACATAGCTATTATCAAGTATT